TTTACCCCGGCCTTCCCCGCTTTTCCCCGGCACCCCCTCGCCCCGCGCCGCCCGCCGTCGACACGGCGGAAAAGCTCTCTTTCCCCGCCGCCTCATCCACGCCGGTTATAATTATCCGGCTGTCGACGCTGTCAAGCTGCACGCCTCCGAGGCTGACCCGCCTCTTAGTCCGCATAAGTCAACCCCTCCCTTACACGATTGTTTCGGCTATATACTGACTGACATACGGCGCCACAAGGCTTCCGACCGTGCGCCCGTCAAGCGTCACCTTGATATTGCTTACGCCCTTCCGCACGGCGCTTTCCATGGCCGCCGGCGTGTTGCGGAAGCTCTGCAGGTCGCTCGAGGTGATCGTGTCACCGTCTCCGCTGTTTCCGCCGGTTGTCTGCCACCATGCGGCAGGCGTGTCGGTCAGGTCGCCGCCGTTTATGTACCGCTCCATCAGCAGGTTGTAAACGTCCTTCAACGTTTCCTGCACATCCTCGGCGTTCAGCGCGTCCAGTCCATACTCTTCGATCGTGCCCCAGACATCGCTGTCAGGCATGAGCTTCTTAAACTCTTCCAGATTCTGCGCAAGCAATTCCTGAGGCAGTCCGTTTTCTATATCGACACCCTCGTCATTGCCTTCAACGGCCCGGTGGAGTTGTTCCAGTATGTCAGGTGTCCACTCACCCATGGTCGCCTGAACTTCTTCATTGCGCGTGTACTCGCCCCAGTCGCGCTCCCTTGTCTGTTCCGTCATCCACGCGGCAAAGGCCGTCGTACCGATAAAAGCACCGAGACCGAAACCGCCGGCCCCGCCGAGGAATCCGCCGATTTTTGCCAGCAGTCCGCCGGCAGCAGCTCCGCCCGCGCCCTTCACCGCCCCGCCGGCCACGCTCGTTGCGGTTGACGCCGTATTAAATCCCCTGATAACGGCAATGTTGGCCACGATCCCGGCGATCTTAGCCGCCATGCTCGCGCCCTCGCCTGCCAGCCAGAAAGCGGCGAGCCATTCCATACAGCTTTTAAGGTTCGCGAAATTATCCTCCGTCAGCCACTTAAGCGCCTCGGTAATTCCCGACAGTATATTCCCCAGCGCGTTCGCCGTCGGGTTTTCGCTTTTCTTCAGATCCTCCGCGACCCTGTCAAGTATCGCTATTCCGTCCTCTATCGCCTTTTTAATGCGCTCGAAAGCGGCGACGATGTTATCCTCAATCTTTTTGATTGCCATGTCCTGCTCTTCCGGATTTTTGGCGTTGAAGTACTCCAGGAACGCGTCAAGTATCGCGTTCGCGTTGCCGGTCAGGTCCATGCCAAGCTAGCCGAACAGCTTCACCGTGCCCATGTCCTTAAGGTTCTGCCACTTGGTTTCTATATCGCTAACCTGCTCGTGCAGGGTCGACATCTGATTCATTTCATCTTCCGTCAGACCGAACCCGCCCTTTGTCGGGTCATAGGTGTCAAGCTTGCTCTGTATGGTGTCCCAGTCGTTCAGCAGGTCCTTAGCCGCCTGATTGCCCTTGCCGAAAAGCTGTTCGGCAACGCTGTTGCGCTCGCTGATATCCATCTGGTTAAGGCTGTCCATAACAGCCATAGCGTACTTCCATTCGTCGGAGTAGCCTTCTTTTGATACCAGCCCGAGGCTTGCAATCTTTTTCTCATCCAGCAGGTTAATCTTATTGACAATGCTGTTCAGATCCTCGAAGCTGCTTGCGGTCCCCTCGACGGCGCCCTTATACTTCTGGAGGGTGATAACGTCGGTATTCCAGTACCCCGCCATATCAACCAAGCCATTCGACCGTGCCGCAAGGTCTGTTATCTCGCCCCAGATCATCCCGATGGTGTCGCGTACAAAGTCAACCAGCGACCCGAACGCGCTCTCAATCCCGCCGGTAATGGTTTCCCCGATGCTTCCGAGCTTATCCAGGCTGTCGGCGACGCTCTTTGTCGCCACGGTGGCCGCTGCCGCGCTGTCCTCTATCCCCTGCATCCCGGTTCCGACATCGTCCAAACCGTTTTTCATGTTCGCAAGGGTGGTTCTCGCGTTATTGAGCTGCTGTTCCCACCGGGCCACAACGTCCGCATTGTCGCCGTACTGCTCTTTAGCCTGCTCCAGGGCTTCACGCAGGGTCTTAACGACCTTTTCCTGCTCGGCGATCTGCTTCTTCAAGTTCTCGGTTTTAACGTTCGCCTTTTCCTGAGCCGTCGCATTCTTCCCGAGCTCCGCCGTCTCCGCTTTAAGCTGGGTCTGGAGGGTCTTAAGGTTCCGCTGGGCGTCCTTCAGGGCCTGCTTGTATTCCTTCTCGCCCTCCAGCACGATCTTCTGTTTGATCTCTTTTGCCACTGTTAACCCCCCAGTACCCGATTAGTAATCTTTGCTCCCATCAGCCGCGCGTCATAATCGGCGCGAAGCTTGAACATGTCCATAATGAAACCCGGCGTCATCCGCCGGGCCTCCGCCGGGCGTATCCCGGCAATCAGCGCATAAGCGTAATACTCACGGACCCGCGTTCCCCGCCGGTCCTTCAGCTTTTTTTTTCGATTTCCTCCAGGAAAATATCATGCACCGAGTCATCAGCAGCGCCGCCGCCGGTGGTCTCGCTCTTGCTTCCTTCCTCAATCGCCTGCCGCACTGCCTCGCTGACAAGCCTTATCGTATCCATCCCGGCGTGCTTTATCTCATCGCCGGTCACTGTCTCATCCTGCCCCTGATAGCTCAGATAGCTGTTGCAAAGGATTTTGAAAAGGGCCCGCGTGCTTTTCAGCTGTTTCCCGTTCCGCACTTCGTCAAAAGCCGCCTTTACGCTGCCGAATTCTTCCTCGATCTGCTCCATCGCGTACAGGTCAAAGCGCATCCCGTACGCCTTCCCCGCAATCGTCACCCTGACCATCTTTTACTTTCCTCCTTTTTTGAAAAACAAGGGGCGGAGAAAGCGCTCCCCGCCCCGTAACCTATCAGGAAATACCGGCCTTGCCGTTGAGCCACGTACGCACCGCCGCCTCGGTGGTGTCGGTGTCCGTGTAGTAATACTCAACGCTGCCGCTGGCCGTGGTCTGCACGCCCAGGATCTCGCCGGTGAGGTTGTTTGTCTGGAACTCGGTGCTTTCGCCCTTGGTGGTCGCGCTGTCGTTGTCCATGCCAAACTGCACCTTCGGGAACCAGTAGCCCTTATAGCTCTTAACGCCCCCGGTGATCTCGCCGACGATGTAGCCAAAGCCCACATAGGGCGCTTCATCCTCGGTCACGGTCATAACCTTGCTGTTTACGGTGTAGCCCAGCAGCGCCGTGATGACGTTGTTGGGCAGGCTTGCCAGCTCCAGGGCGATACTGCCGCCGGTCATGCCGTTCGCGCGCTCCACCGCGTGGTTGTCAGCGAAAAGCTTAACGTCGTCCCTCTCGAGGGTCACATCCGCGCTGATCATCAGGTCAGCCACGGTCGCGCCGCTCGCGTATACGCAGGCGCTCCCGGAACCGCCGCTTGACAGCTTGGCGTAAGTAAGACCCTTAAGTCCAATCCTTGCCATATGCTTTTACCTCCCGTTTATTTCGGCGATCTGCCGGTCGCTTTCCGCCTGCATTGCGGCGCTTACGACCTCTTCCATTCGCCTTTCGTTGCCTGTAATAAACTTGTCCCCGGTGCGGTTCTTCACTTTGCCCCGCGACCGCTTCGTTCTTGGCCGCTTTCCGAGGCCGTAATTGATGACGTAGGCCTTTACGGCGTTGCTCACGCCCCGCCGGTCTGTCCCCTGAGGGTAAACGTTGACCCACGCCTCGCCGAGCCCTTCGTGGTATTCCCCCGGCCCGGCGCTCTTTGCCATCTCGCCGGTCACAACGTGCCTGTATTCCTGGGTGTCGCTTGTCATCTGCTTTGCGGCGGCGTCCGCCCCCGCCATCACAATGGACTTTATGACATCCCGGTCAAGCCTGCCGAGCTGTTCCGTCAGGGCGCTAATATCCGCGGCGTCAAGTCGTGCCATTGTCCCCGCCCTCCGATTCCGTCCACTGCAGCGGGCCGATTATCCGGCATCTCCACAGCCAGTGATTTTTACTGATGTCGTAGGCGTACTCATGTGTTGGCATCGAATACCCGTCGCAAATCTCAGCGAGCGCCGCCTGAACCTT